CATCTCCAGCAATGGCAATGCCTTTGCCTGTAAATAGCGTTGAAGATCGCGCTGATGATGCACTGCAACATCGTGCTTATTCGATGGATGCTTCTCCTGTTAATGCTGACGAACGGCGTGTTCAGATTGCAGTTTCTTCGGAAATGCCTGTCGAACGTTCATTCGGCATGGAGATTTTGGATCACAATCCAAAGTCGATTGATCTTAGTTTTCTTGCTTCCGGTCGCGCTCCGCTTTTGTTGGACCACGATCCTGAGAAGCAAATCGGTATCATCGAGGGCGTTAATCTCGACGGCTCGGCTCGTGTGATGCGAGCAACGGTGCGCTTTGGAAAAGGCTCGCTTGCTGGCGAAGTGTTCCAAGATGTGGTTGACGGTATTCGGCAGAACATCTCTGTCGGTTATCGGGTCAATAAAATGGTTCGTGATGACAGCGTGGACGGGACGGTCTATCGCGTCAATTCGTGGACTCCTTTGGAAGCATCGATTGTTTCAATTCCAGCCGATCAATCGGTTGGCGTTGGTCGCTCGATGGAAATCATCTCTAACTCATCGGAGGGTCTTGAAATGACCGAAGTTAAACAAGACGAAATCCGCGCGTCTATTGCAAAAGCAAATGCGGAAATTCTTGCCATTGGTGCAAAACTGAATAAGCGCGATCTTGCTGAAAAGGCTATCGCTCGTGGCGTTTCAGTCGAGCAGTTCCGTGGCGAACTCATCGACAGCCTTGGTTCGGATGCAATCGTATCCAATCCAAACAATGTCGGCCTCAACAGCCGTGAAGCACAGTCATATTCGCTCCTTCGCGCAATCAACGCATCGGCATCGAATGACTGGTCGAAGGCTGGTTTCGAGCGTGAAGTTTCGCAAGAAATCGCAACTCGTCTCGGTAAAGATGCTCGCGGTTTCTACGTTCCTGCCGATATTGGCTGGTCGAAGCGCGATGTTATCTCTGGAACTGGCACAGGCACATCAAAGGGTGGCTACATGATTGGAACCGATCAGCGTGGCGATCTCTTCATCGATGCGCTTCGTGACACGCTCGTTATGGCTGGCCTTGGTGCGCGTATGCTCACTGGCTTGCAGGGTAACGTTGCAGTTCCGAAACTTGCCACCAAGACCACGGTTGCCTTCGTTTCTGAAACGAACGCTCCAACTGAAGGTGCGCCAGTATTCGGTCAGTTGCTCATGTCGCCAAAGACGGTCGCTGGTTATGTCGACATTTCTCGTCGCATGATGATCCAGTCTGATCCATCTGTTGAAGCCGTTCTCCGTAACGACATCATCAGCCAGATCGCGGCTAAGATCGATGACGTGTCAATCAAGGGCGGCAGTTCAAACGAGCCTACGGGTATCCTTGGCACGTCAGGCATCGGCGCAGTTGCTATCGGCACCAACGGTGGCGCACCAACTTGGGCATCGGTTGTTGCTCTTGAGCGCGCTGTCGCAGTTGCTAACGCGGCAACTGGTAACCTTGGCTATCTCACGAATCCAAAGGTTATTGCTAAACTCCGCGCAACGGCTCGCCAATCGTCTGGCGTTGAAGGCAACTTCATCTTGAACGATTCGAATAAGTTGATGGGCTATGATGTGACTTCGACGAACCTTGTTCCTTCGACGCTCACGAAGGGTTCATCGTCGGGTGTCTGCTCTGCTATGATCTTCGGTAACTTCAACGATGTGATCATCGGTATGTGGTCAGGCGTTGATGTGATCGTCGATACGGCTTCGCTCTCGACCAGCGGTTCAACCCGTCTCGCCTTCTTCCAAGATGTCGATGTCGGCGTTCGCCATGCTGAGTCGTTCGCGGCTGTCCAAGATTACACCACAACCTAATTTCTGAATTTAGGTTTTGGTTGAGGAAGGGTCGGAGCGTAAAAACTCCGACTCTTTTTTTAAGAGGACTTGAATGGAACTGTCTCAATTCAAGAATATAAAATCAGACAGAAAAGCGGCTATCCTTGGTGGCGGTCCATCGCTTCCAGTCGATCTTTACGGCCTTCCTGCCGATGTTGATCTGATCGGGATCAATCAACATTCATTGCTTTTGCCTTTGGATTTGATTGTTTTTTCAGATGAACCGATGTGGGAATTGCTCAAAGACCATCCTAGTCTAAAGACTTCGCACCATCGAATCAGCGATCCTAGACATATCTGGAGCGGGATTTGTCCAGATTTTGGTTTGAGTGGTGTCAAGGCACTATGGATTGCAGATTATCTAGGGTATAAAGAAATCCTGCTTTGCGGATTCGATAGTTATCAATCTGGTCGGCGTTATTGGCACGATCAACCGGATGAAAACCATAAATCGAATGTATGGCAAAGAGATTTGAGGGTTTGGGAAAAACTCAAACGAACCATGCAAAACCCCGAAAAGGTTCATTTCCTGTCGGGTCCGATGAAGGAAAAGTGGCATGAAGATTGAATTTACACAGGCAACATTCGTAAATGGTGAGTTCGCTGATGTCGGAACCGTGCAAGATTTGCCGGGACGCGAAGCTGAAAACTTGATCAATATGGGGCGCGCCAAGAAGTTCCTAGAGGCTCCTGCGGCTCCCGTTGAGGATCGCTCAATCGGCCTTGAAGATGCTCCAGAGGCTCCAGAATTTACGACTCGCAAAGGCAAGTTTGCCAAGAAATAAGGCTGACCGATGGCTGTCGAATCCGCTTCAGATCGCGCATATATGCTGAACATCTCAGACTTCGGGACAACGGCAACCTATACGCTGGTCGGTGGCAATCAATCATCGATTGTCGGCATCTTCGATAACGAGTTCTTTGAGGCCGATCCGCAGGGCAATGTGGCTTATGCTTCGGCACAGCCAAGGTTCTTAGTCCAGACTTCGACTTTGCCTTCTGGCGCGGATTATGGCGATTCTATAGCTATCAATTCCGTGAATTATAAAGTCCGTATCATTCAACCGGATGGAACCGGAATGACTACATTAGTTCTGGAGAAGCAATAATGGCGCATCTTCGGAAACAGATAAGAGATCGCATCGTTTCAAATGTCTCGAATCTAACCACGACATCAACGCGGGTTTATCAGACGCGGTTTTATCCTATCGCATCGATCAATCAGCCTCTTTTGCTTGTCTATACACTGAGCGAAGAGAGCGATCCTGACACGATGACACGTCCTCGCAAGGTAATGCGGAGAGTAAATTTCACGCTCGAAGGCATGGCAAAGGCAACATCAGGTTTGGATGATACGCTCGATGCGATTGCCAGAGATGTTGAAGAAGCAATTCTAGCCGATCCGACCTGTAATTCTTTAGCAAAAGACACTGTTTTGACGGGAACGGTTATCGACTATAATGCAGAAGGTGAGCAACCTGTCGGCTCGATTAAGATGACGTTTCAAGTTTCTTATCGAACGACTGAAACTGAATCAGAGTCGCCAGCTTAGGAGTTTTTGAAATGGCAAATCATACGGGTTCGGAAGGAATTGTAAGAATTTCTGCGAATACAATCGCTGAAGTTCGTTCTTGGACTTTGACCAATACGGCAGACACCATCGAGGATACAACGATGGGCGATTCTTGGCGTTCATATAAGGCTGTCTTGTCGGCTTTCAGCGGTCAGGTTACTTGCTATTGGGATGAAACCGATACGACAGGTCAGGGTGCTTTGACATCTGGCTCGACGGTTACGCTCAACCTTTATCCTGAAGGCAATCAAACTGGTGATATTTATTACACTGGTTCTGTTATTGTTACATCAATAGAACGCACAGCATCATTCGATGGTATGGTTGAAGCTACTTTTGCATTCCAAGGCACAGGCACACTTTCACAATCAACGGCATCATAATTAAGGAAACAAAATGCACATAATTGAAAAAGCTAAAGCGCACTTCAAAGACAAAAACGTAAATGTGATTGAAGTTCCTGAGTGGGGTGAATCTGGAAAACCATTTTTGATGTACTCCACTCCTTTCACACTGGCGGAAAAGGATAAGATTTTCAAAGGTTCTCAGGAATCATCTTTGAAAGTTTTAGTTGATTGTCTTATCTTGAAAGCAAAAGATGAAAAAGGCGATTTCATTTTTACTCTTGAACATAA